TAAGCGACCTATTATCAATTGGTTTGAAATAGATGGTGCAAGAAATTTAGGATTGAAAAAAAACCAACATGTATCTGATAAATTACTTCATTATAATAAGTTAACACCGGAAGCATTTTTCGATGTATTAGATGTAGTTTTAAAAGTAGATCTTGGTAATGAAATACGCACATTCTACAATAAAGATACTACACGTAAAGTGCTTTATGTAACATTTCGTAAAATTGTTAGTTATTTAGTCGCCAAAGGATTAATAACTGCAAATGCATTAGAACACGCGCTTGTGGTTCGCATAGCTGGTGATTTGCAAGAACGTCCCAAAGAAATGAAGAATTTCATGGGATTTGTAAAAAAGCATTGCATTGATAAGCAAGAAGTAGCTGTTGTCCCTAAAAAAGCAATCATAAAAAAAGTAAAAAGTGTTATTTATCCACTCGATAAATTAGTCCCATTCAGTGAAACAAAATATGATTTTACAAAGAAAAACTACATGGATATTATTAGAAGTACGTTCAAAGGTAAACAATCAAACATAAAAAAAGTAGGTGATAATAAGTTTGAAAGGGTTGAGAAAGAGACACTTGAAACAGATGAGGATGATGCAACTGGACCAAATATGTGGGAAGGCGTACCTATTATGATAAGTAATTATATTGTAAATAACTTACTTGAACAGGCTAGCGAAGAAGCACCTGATTTATATGAGGATTTAAATCAACGATACGAAGATGATAAGCCAAGTATTATAGCAGAAGTTCGTGCATATTTGCAAACATTGTAAATTGAAACCTACAAATATTAATGAAAACATTATTTTTTAATTATGAATATTAAAATCATAATTAAAACAATTCTAGAAAAATACCTCAATAAAAATATTCAATAAATGCATGGATGTATTTCTCAAACTCCTTTATAGTTCTATAAAACCAAAAAGTAATAAACTATAAATTAAATAATCATAAATCAAAAATAAAAGAAATCATTAATCAAAACATAAAGATTATTATATTTAGCAATATATATATGGATCTTATACCAGAAATTATCTTTGAGGAGGATATTGTATTCAATGATGAGAAAACCTATGAAGATTTCCTTACCTATTGTGAGTGGTTCTTATTTGATGGGAATATTGATGCAATCGATGAAGAACTCTGTATGTACTTCCGTGACCTATGTAATACCTATGTTGAGCCAAATTATATGTCGAGGATAATGATTGAAACCTACAAATATTAATGAAAACATTATTTTTTAATTATGAAACAATAAATTCATAATTAAAACAATTCTACTTTTAAAACTCTATAAGAATATTCAAGAAATACAATTATGTAAATTCAATAAAAGTTTATAGTTATATAAAACCAAAAAGTTCTAAATTAATAATTAATGTTTCATAAATAAAAATAAAGATTTCATAATGTTTTATATAAATTTACTCCTAATTCTAATACTAAATATAAGTTATAGTTATAGCATAATTGAAATACTAGCCAATCCTCATCTAAAGTCAACATGAATATTTAATATATATTATTAATACAAATGGAACTATATTTATCAGATAAACCTACTAAACGCTTCATAGTTGTATTTGATAACAAAAAATACTATTTTAGTCAACCTAATGCATTCACATATATCGATGGAGCGACTGAAAAAGTTAGAGATAATTATAGAAAACGACATCTTGGAAATAAAAATGAGAGATATAAAATAGAGAATTTAGTGCATTCACCAGCGTTGTTTAGCTATTACATTACTTGGGGTGATAGTAGAGACCCTATTAAAAATCTCGCAACTCTTAATAGGCTTATGGATCATTAATTATTTTTGTATTAAATGAGAAATATCAATACGTTGAGCCTTACCACCCATGACTGCGGAATATAAACGCCCCATCCCCCATTGGTCAGGAGATTTAACATTAGGTCTAACAGATTGCGGATTAGAATACCATGCACCAACTCCTTTCTCAAATATCGTCTGTAAACCCTTTTTCTTATATCCTGTTATTTTAGAGATTTCAGCAATTGAATGAGGTTCATCTTTTGCAAATCCATAATACTTATTGAATTTTTGCTTATAAGTTAACACCATATAAATATAAAATATTTTATATTTATATATGAAATATCATTTTCCATATAGAAATGCATGTATGTACTACCTTACGTTATTCTTTATTTCTGTATACAATAGTAAAAAATCACTGAAAAATAGATAAAATAATAACGTATTATATAATGCCTCGTAAGAAAGGAGGAGCTTTAAAAGGAGATGAAGTAGATAAATTCGTCAAGGCTTCTTATGAAGACCGCAAAGGTAAAACAGAACGTATTGGCGAATACACATTAGATAAGAGTTTGAGTAATGCGACAACAAAAGTTTATCATGATCCTAAAACAAATAAAACAATAGTTGCAAATCGTGGAACGAAAAGCACGAGCTTACGAGATTGGAGTAACAATGCTATGTATGCAGTTGGCTTATATGATAAGACTAATCGTTATAAACAAGCGGAGGACACGCAACGAAATGTTATTAAAAAATATGGAAAGGAAAGTATAACCAATGTAGGACATTCACAAGGAGCGATAATCACAAGAAATTTAAAAGATAAAGGACTAACAAACCAACTTATTAACGTAAATCCTGCTTCAAAAGGTGAGAAAATACGACGTGGTGAAGTTGTTATAAAATCTTCTGGAGATGTTGTTTCTGCTCTTGTTCCTAAAGGAAAAAACGTAAAAATTATACCAGCAACTTCTTATAATCCATTAGCAGAACATTCATCAAGTATTTTAGAAGGAGATGAAACTATATATGGTAAAGGACGAATGGTAGGGATTACTTCGTCAAGTTACACACCTCGATATATTGGTGGTGGTGAACCAATTCCAAGAAGGTTCTTGTAATTATCTCAAAATAAAAATATAATACTATAATATATGTCGCAATTGAATGATAAATTAAACAAATCAAAAGCGTCTCACGTATATTTTGATGTACAAGTGAGTAATTTAGCATCGACTGCTGTTCAGCCAGTGCCGTTTTACTATAGCGATACACGAACAACACCTTATTTAAATGTTCCAGAAGACTACACTATGAGCATAATAAGGTTCACTTGTGGAACTCAAAGTTTGCCTGTATTTATTCCACAAATACAACCTAACCAAGCAAACAGAGACTTAACTATTTATTCAGTAACGTTGAAATTTAAGTTAATCGAGGTTCAAACTTTCATCGATTATAATCCTCAAGATTTATCTGCCCCTCTGCCTCCAGCACCTAATCAGACTACGAATGGTCGCCAATATAATCAAGATGGTTACTATAATGTATATAGTTATACTTTCTTTATTGAGAGAATTTACGCCGCCTTCACTACATGTTTCAATGCTTTAAATGTGCTTGTTATCGCAAGTGGTGATGTATTGCCCACGATTTATCCACCTCTAATATCGTGGGACCCGACGACTAATTCCGCCACATTATATGGTGATACTGAAGCTTACGATGTTAATCCTGGTATAGTTGTTGATCCTATAGGAGTATTTATGAATGCACCACTTTTTAGTTTATTTAATAGTTTCCCTGCAACCTTTTTAGGATACAACGTGACGAATGGTAAGAATTACAAAATACCTTTTGTCGATATTGGTGGGACGAATGCAGTCAATCTTATACCGCCTGGTCAGCCTGTTCCAATACCCCCAGCAACTTATACAACCTATAGAGCAATTCTTTGGACACAAGAGCAGTCTACTATAGCATCATGGTCTCCTATTTTGAGCGTTGTTTTTACGAGCAACACATTACCCATTGAAGCTAACCAAGTATCTACCCCAGTTGTCTTTAGCAATAACCAAAACATTGTTTTAGGTGGTAACAATAGTGACTTTGCAAATATTATTACAGATATTGTTTCGAGTGACGGCAATTATCGCCCCAATCTTGTGTATAATCCTTCAGCGGAATATAGAAGGATCACATTAAAAGGTAATCGACCACTCTATAGCATAGATTTGAATGTATACTTTAAAATTATTACTGGTGAATTGATACCAATTCGATTATTTAGCAATGAAAGCATAACTATCAAAATTTTATTCGAAAAGATAGTTAAGTAAAGAATTAGAATAATTATTTTCTATTTTTAAAAATTATTATCTTTGTTAATAGTATATCATGTCTTCTGATTTTGCAACGATACTAACTAAAGACCCAGCTATTGCGGATGTTACTGAAAAGTTAGCATACGCAGTTAAGAGTGGAGCGGCATCGACTACTTACCAGCCGTTTACTGCGAGTTCGAATGGAAACTCTGTACTTGTGTTCTCTGTTCAAGTTCCTTCTGAAAATATTTTGGTAGCACGTGATGCCCTCGTGTCGACACCAATGCAGTTTACTCTTCTTATTTCTAACGTTCCTATTGGTGAAAGTGCTATTGAGTGGGGTCGGACAGCAAGTCTTCAGGCATTTCCTTTAGCATCGATAATGTCGACCGCTACAGCCACTATTAATAACTCGACTACCAGTGTGAACTTGCAGGATGTTCTTCCTCAAATTCTTCGTCTTAATAACAATCGTGAGCTATTCCGTCACAACGGCACTTGCCCATCGCTTCCTGACCAAGAGTTTGGTTTGTATACTGATGCCGCTGGTGCAAACTCGTCTCCTCTCGCTGCCTTTTCGAATAAATCTTATGATGGTGACCTTACTCCTCGTGGCGCTCACCCTTGCGTCGTACAGGTTGACCGCTTTGTTGGTGGTGTATGGACGGATGGTTCGCCTATATCGACCTCTGCCGTTACAAATACTTGGCGTGTAAGTGTTTTCACTACAACTACCGAGCCGTTATTCGTGTCTCCGTTCATTTATGGTGACCCTGAAAATAACAAACAAGCAATGACGGGAATTAACAACATGAATTTTACATTTAATATTAACACAACTCTCAATCGCTTGGTATCATATGCTGGCCCTGGTGTTATAACTATTCAACAGGGAGTTCTTCCTGACCCACGCCCAGCGGCGAATTGGCTTGTTCAGACTGGTATGTTTGCCCAACTTGCGTATGGTCTTGCGAATAATGTTTTGCCTCGTTCGTCTGCTGGTTGTGCAATCCTCTTGCGTCTTCTTTCTGCCCAGCCCAGTGATGTTTTATCGACCCGTAATGTAGTGCCGTATTTTGACCTTCCTCGCTATTTAACCAGTGTAAGTAATGGTGCAACTATTGCTGGAAATACGGCAGTCGCAGTATCGTCACAGGCAATTCAACTTTCGCAATTACCGGACTACTTCATCATCGTAGCACGTAAAAGTATGGCTTCTCAACTTGTTACTGATACTAGTTCTTTCTTGACTATTCGTAACATTTCAATTAATTTAAACAACAAATCTGGGCTAATTAGCAGCGCTTCAATTTTCGATTTGTGGAGACTTTCGACAAAGTCAGGATCACAACAGAGCTTCACAGAGTTCTGTGGTAAAGCGTTGAAATATAACCCTGCGGTTGCTGGTGGCTCGTTAGTTGCTACAACTGGCTCGTTGCTTGTAATTTCGCCTACTGATTTAAGTTTACCGGATGAACTTTCTTGCGGTTCTTTGGGTGCATTTTCTCTGCAATTCCAGTGTGAAGTATTTAACCAGTTTGATGTACCAGTAAGCAATGTTGAGCTTTGTGTTATAGCATGCAATTCAGGGATCATGGTTTTGAACCAAGGCACTACTTCTATCTACACAGGTATGCTTACTCGCCAGGCAATTATGGATACTAAAGTTCAACCTGTTGCTGATGTCCCTGACCGCATGATTGGTGGTATGCTTAATCGTGGTCTTGCTATGCATCCTCGTCTCGCACGGCTTCGTGAACGTATGCGTGGTTCTGCTATGAGTGCAGGGGCAATGAGTGCAGGCAAAATGTCTAAATTATCAGGGATGTATTAGACAAAATTAAATTAAATATAATATAATTCATAATTAAATATTATAGAAAAAAATTATAATATTTTATAGTTATATATGAGTGACGCTTTAGCTTTCGATAATGAGTATAATCGTCGCATTCGTGGTATATTGAATGACTTACAGCATATGGATGTACTTACTCATCAGCCAGAATTGTTTGATGATGGAAGAGTGCGTAAATATATTCTACCAGGAACTAGTGGGCAGTATCCTCCAGTGCATTTATTGCATGAACTTCAGGAAATGGGAGGTAAGTTTAATTTAACAAAATTTCTTCGTCCTACTATGAAAGTATTGAAATCAAAACAAGCCCAAGCAATTATTCGTCCACTTACAGATGCAGTTGTAAGTCAAGGTATTAAATATGCTGTTGGTGGCGGCGTAAAATCTGGAAAAATTAGCAGATACAAGAAAGCAAAGAAATTTACTAACTATGCCGTTGATACTATATCGAAGGGATTAGATTTAGGAAGCAAAGCGAAGAAATTATTTGGGATGGGCGAACTTGAAGATGTAGCGCGTAAGGTTGTTCGTCGTGGTAAGAAAGTTTTAGCAGATCCATTGGTTCAGGAAGTAGTTTCTCGTTTACGCAAAGTCCCAGTTGTAAAACGTGTTGAAAAGAAAGTAAAATCTATTGTTGGAGGCGGACGAGCACAGAGGGCACAGATTGTAAAGAAGGTAATGGCTGAACGTGGTGTAGGAATGATACAGGCAAGTTCAATAGTAAAGCGTGAGGGATTATACTAGAATAAAATAGATAATAAATACAAGTATATTTCGTGGTGAGAATGAAAAAGCATTTTAGGGTTCAATTCCAAAATATACATAAGGGGTAATGGTTTAAAGTAAAAATGACGATTTTTACGTGTTGGGTTCAATTCCTGATAGCCTCAAATACTTATAGTATTATAATAAAATATAATACTATATATATCATGCCTAAATACGCCGCAAATCCATCAGCTAATCCAAAGGAATTACGTCAGCATTATAATGCTCAAAGGCGAGTTATGCAAAACCAAATATTAAATAATAGAACAACTGGAGTTATTGGTACACCTGTGGGCGATGCAGATAGTTTTACAAAATTAGTAAAATCATTCGAAGATGTCGAAAATAATCTTGAAGGGTATTTGCCTTCTTTAGAAAAGTTAAAAGAAAATCCTGAAAGAGCAGTAGCAGGTTCGACAA